CCCCGGCGTGCTCGACCCTTCGCTTTCGGGAAGCGCCACGGTGATCCTGACCGCCGCAACATCGACGGCGACCGAGGCAGATGACCAGAACACGTCGATGGTCGGATAGCGGTTCTGGCCGGAGTTGTCCTTTCCGATAGCTTGGGCGACGGAAAACCCTTGCGCCTCCTGCGGTGGAGGCCGGTTGACCACCACGGGTGCGAAAGTGATCGCCTGCTCGTCCGTCCCCGCAACCCAGTCATGGTCGGTCGGATCGATTTCCTGAAGCCCGAACACCACCACGCCCATGGGGGTGACGGTTTTTGCCGTGATCAGGAACAGTTTCGCGTCATACCCGAACCGGTCGGAAGTCCATGCAAGGGCCTGAAGCGGCCTGTACGCGGCAAACTCAGCCGGCAGGGCGACGACGTGCTTGATGAACCGCCGCGATTCTTCGACACAGGCCTTGAGGATGCGCTGTGCCTGGGTTCCGGAGAACGTGGTTTCGAGGTTGAGGCCCTTGATCTGGCGTCTGTCGTCGTCCAGCGTTTCGAGATCGCTGCGATAGTAGGGTTCGGTCTCCTTGTCTTCCCACGCCTGCTGAGGCTCTCTGTACGTCGCTGTGGCGCCATTGATGATCTGGTCGAGATTGGGAAACGGGATGGTGCCGAGCGGCTCTGTCCCGAGAACGTCGCTGTCCGAAAACGAGCCGTCCGCCGTGTCCGGCACCCCGACCAGGGGATAGACCGTGCCATCCATGCCATGGAAGATGCGGGCGTTGGCGCCGATCAGGAATTCCTTGATCACGTCCGCCGGGCGTTCGTTCATGTTGATGCGGCGCCCGCCGCGAAAACGCTTCTCCGTGCCGCCGCCGGCAAGGTCAACGTCCTCGTCGCACGCATCCATGGCAGCGGCCCATTCCGCATAGGGAAGCTGGGCTGCGGTTTTCTTGCCACCCCAGACGTGATCCCCGAGTGTCGTGGCGCCGGGCGGGTTGTAGTGAATCCCCATCTCGATATTGAGAATGATCACCATGGGGTTGTCGGAAAACGCCCATGTAGACGGGTCGGCTCGTCGCTGCGACCCGGAGCCGCCGGCAGTCGTGTCCTGCCTCGGGTCGTAAAGCGGGATGCCCTGAAACTGCGGAACCACGTTCGGCTCGCCGCTCCAGATGCCCTCTGCCATCTGAAACGTGGCGGTGATGTACGGAATACCAGTGCCGACCATGGATGAAGTCCACGGCCTATCAGCATCGGAACCGAACTTGCCGGTCAGATAGGAGCTGGCACTGGTCTGGGTTCCGTCGAAGAACTCGATCCAGAAATATCCGGCCTTGTCACCAGTGACGGGATAGCCTTGCGTGACATGCCCGGAACCGGAAACCGTGGTGCTGACACCGTTGATGTAAAGCCCGGTCATGCCCGAGATAGGCAGATCGCCGTACGACTTCACATCGACGGCATTGGCGTTTGGCGCTCCGCCGCTTTCACCCCACTCGTTTTCGTATTCGACTTTTCCGGGGTCGGCGATTGTGCCGATCAGGAAGTATTGCGGAACCTTGCCGCCGAAAGACGACGTGCCGCGAAATCCCGGCGCCGTCTTGGTATCCTGCCGCTTCGGCGCAAAGGCCTGTTGCGCCAGCGTACCGACGACAGAAAGGACAACCCCGATAATGAGGTTGACGAAGAATGCGGTAATGGGGTCCATTTACGCCCTCGCAAGACCCCAGAAGCGTTCGCGCTGGGTTGCGGTGTCTCCGTACTGGCGGAACAGATCGCTACCCCTGAGCTTTTGCTGGGCGTGCGATTCCATCGCAGGATTGGTCTTGGTCAGATCGATTGCATCGTTCGCCACAGCAATGTGCAGGCCGCCCTCACCGCCGATGGCCGCGTCGTTCACGGAAACGCCGTCGACGCGCCCGGCCAGCATCAGGTGAGGCGTAGCGGCGAGTTCCCATGTGTCCGGATCGAGGATGCCCTTATGATATTCGACCCGCGCCACCCGGATGTTGTTGCCGAAGACCATGTCCATCGGGGAATCGGTCGAGCTGCTGATATGGTCGAAACCGAACTCCAGGGACCGCGCTTCCATCCCTATCGCATCAACGATATCGGGGACGGTCTTGATGGTACCAATACCGAGAAAGTTGCGGTTTTCCCCCTCGGTTTCTCCTGCTGGCACGACCGACGTGGTGATGTTGTCTTCGCCGGTCCAATAGGCAAAGGTCTTGTCCGATCCGCCAAGAGTCTTGCCGAACACGGTCACATAATCGCGGAAAACAAGCGCCCCGCCTGCATAGGCGGTCAGCGTCGCGGTATCATAGCTCATGGATCAGGCCTTGTAGGTCTGCTCTGCAGTGAAGCGGATCGAGGTGAATAGCGGCCCGGACTGTTTCGGGTAGGCAGAGCCGGCCTTGATCTTGAACTTGCCCGGCGGCTTCGAAAAACTCACGCTATCCGTCGCGACAATCGAGGCTGGCAGCGGCGGCCAGATTTCGACCGTTCCCGTATCGCCGGACCCGTCCGCTGTTGCCGGCTCTTCGAGCTGGCCGATGTAATAGGCCGATGTATTGTAGATGACGCCAAAATAAGTTCCGAAGGGCAGGACCAGGTCGGCTGGCAGTCCCTCGAACGATATGTGGAGCGAATCCGTTTTCGTCCTGATTGCTGGCGATGCTGCGGACAGCGCCGTTCCTTCCGCGTCGGTGGATGGATAGGGAAGCTTCGAGTTGAACAACAGAACCGTCTTGCCGCCGATGGTCCTGTTGATCCGCGCTATCAATCCTTCCGCGTCCGCATTGGGAACCGGGATGGTCGTGATCTCGGCTTTCCACAGCGACACGGTTCTGTCCGCGTCGCGCGTATCTCCGCCGCCGGGAATGGCGCTCTGCTGATTGAACATCTGCACGAAGTTGACATCTTCGACGTGCAGAAGGTCCATGAAGTCGGCAGCAGCAAGCGGGTCGGCGAGACTCATTACCCGACCCTCCGAAGCGGATTGCTGTTGTAGCTTTCAATGACGTCTGGAAGCTGCTTTTGCAGCTCGCGGGACACGCCACGGGCAAATGCGGCGCCGTCTTCTTCCGTGGCGCTTCCTTGCAAAATGATGTCGCCAAACCTGATATCGAAGACGGGATTGCCCGAACCATTGGAGTTTGCCGCCCCAGCCGCCATCCGCATGGACTGCTGATGCGGAACGATCTTTGTTCCCCTATCGATGTAGCGAAGTTCCGGACCCTGTTCGCCGACCCATGACCATCCGCCCGGCGCGGAATTGGTGCCGCCGGCAAACCCGACATAGAACGGAGAAACCGGCGCGGACGGCGCGAAGCCGCCACCCCCAAGCCCGAATAGCGAATTGAGTGGGTTGACGCCTCCAAAGGCAGCGCTGAACAGGTTTTTGACCGCCATGTCGATCAGCATGTCAGAGATGTTCAGGAGCTTGTTACTGAGCGTGTCCAGAACGTCCCCACCGCGCACCAAGGTCTTGAGGAACCCGGATGCGCTGTCCTGCACCTGACCCCAGATTTGGTCATTATCGTTCGCAGCCTGGGTCAGCAGGCGGGTGCGTTCTTCGGCGGCTGCCGTGACGGAAGCGAGATTGTAGAGTTGCGCCGTCTGGGTCGGCGTGAGTGCGATGTTGTCGTTCGCGGCCTGATTGAGCAGATCGGTCCTGATCCTCAACTCATTTGCCGCCTGCGCGGTCATGCCGAGCGCCTGAGCCTCAACACCGGCCTGGGCAATGCGCTGTTGAGCGGTGCGGATCAGATCGGCGTAGGCTTCCTTTGCCTTTTTCTGCTCATCGGTGAGAGGCGTCAGCGGGCTTATGTTGGAGGAGGTTTCACCCGGATTCAGGAAATCCTGCAAGGCACCCCATGTCGCTCCGGAACCAAGAGAAATTTCAGACAACTGCGCCTTCAGTGCAACCACATTCTCTAGCGCTTTTTCGGTCCTTTTTGCCGCCGCATCGATAAGGCCGCTCTGTTCATTGCCAAGCGAGCTTATGGACCATGAATTCATGGCCTGAGTGCTGATGCGGGAAAACTCAAGCTTGGCCTGAGCGTCCGCAAGCGTCGCCTCGGCAGACTTGAGCTGCGTAGCAATCTGGTCTTCGAGCTGATTTGTGTATGTGACGGATGCGCCCTTGGCCAATTCGAGCGCGGTCTTGTTGGCCTCGATCGCCTTCGTGCTGATATCCAGAGCCGTTGATAGGTCATCGGACTTCAGTGCGAGATACGTGACGGCACCGGTCAATAGCACCACTAGACCAGCAGGGCCGGTGAGCAGGGCAAAAGCAGCGCCTAGCAAGCCAACCGAACCAGACAGCGCCCCAGTTGCGATAGCGGCCGTACCTGCAACAGCCGCGTATGCCGCGAGACCGGCGGCAAGAGACACAAAACCTGGAACGATGATGTCAACATTGTCGGCCAGCAATTTGATGACCGGAACAAGGCTATCGCCCAAGGTCGTGGTGAGCCTCAGCGCTTCTGCCGTCAGGCCAGACATGAGCCGATCCGACTGGAACCCCGGAGAGTTCGCCATCTTGTTGAACGCTTCTTCTGACATACCAGCCCGAATAGCCATGTTGTGCATAATCTCGGTAAAGTACACGCCAGATTTACCAGCGAGCGCCATAACGGGGACAAGTGCCTCAACGCCGCCAAACAACTGAGCCAGCGTGTCAGTGCTGCCACCTGTCTTGGCTACTAGATCGGCCATGAACCCGGTCAGACCCTTAGTTTCAAGCGCGGTTGCATTGAATTCAAGGCCGAGTGACTTAGCCATCTTCGTTGCTTCTGACGTGGGCTTGGCGATAGCGGCAACAATAGCTCGCAAGCCAGTCATGGCTTCGCGCGTGCTGATGCCACCCTTTGTTAGAGCGGAAGCAGCGGCGATAAGCTCTTGAAAACTGACGCCAGCCTGTTGAGCAAGTGGAGCAACTTTACCCAATGATGCAGAAAGCTCACCGATCTTTGTTTTGCCGGCAACCATACCCACAAACATCGTATCGGCAACATCAGTCGCCCCTGCTACCTTATCGCCATACGCATTCAGCACCGAGGTAAGCCCGTCCGCTGCCGTGGCGATGTCCGTCACGCCACCGACCGCGAGCTTGTTCGACGCCGTCAGAATATCTGTCGCCTCGGCAACTGACCCGGCCCCGGCAGAGATGATCTGGTAGTACGCCTTGACCTGGCCCTGCACGTTGCCGAAGTCCTTGGCCTGTTGCAGCGCCGCGTCGCTCAACGCCTGCATGCTGAACGTCGTGGTGTCGACCAGAGTAGAAACCTCGGCCAAGGCATCCCGATAGGCAAACAGCGTCGTGACACTGAATGCAGCCACAAGAGCTGTGCCTGCAACTGCCACGAGCCTCGTGACCGCCGACGTAAGTTTGGCCGCCGCCCTGTCCGTCCGAACGGACTGGTTTTCGAACCTGTGGAGCCTGTCCGTCGCGACGACGACGCCGTCAGACCTTACCGACAAACCTAGCTCTACGATGTCCATTATTCATCGATCTCCGAACTAGGGTCTATGGGGTTCATGAACAGGTCGTCGAGAACTTCTATGGCCTCGATTTCCCATGGTGCGAGACGAACGCGGGAATGTCGGACAAACGCATCGATGTCCGGCCAGCCAATGGCCTCGTCACCTATCGCATTGACCTTGCGGCGGCGAAGCCTTCTGAAGACGACCCAGAGATAGGTAAGGGATTTCGGGAACGGCGGGACGACAAGACGAGCCTCGTATCTGGCGCGCTTGTCTTTGTCCTTGGTACGCCGGGCCAGCCCCTCAATCTGCTCCCGGTAGCTTACGCCGTTTTCGACCCGCCCGAGGGCGAATTCCCGCTCTGCGAAGTCGAAGAGTTCGCCGCAGAGCGCTGCATAAAAGAGTCGTTGTCACCCAGGAATTCGAGGGATTGCTGAAGCAGGGCCCACTTGCGTGGATCGATCAGGAGCTTGCGAGCATTTTCTTCGCTGAACGGATAGGACGTTCCAGATAGTTTGATCTGTTCGTCCAACTGCTCGCCCTTGTCATCGACCAGATACCAGTCGAGAAGCCGTTCCGTGATGAGCTTGACGTTCGCCGCGATGCGCTCATCGATGCTCTCGTCGCGTGGATGCCACTTCTTGCGGTTGACCTGAGCCTGTTCCTTGGCCTGCTGGTCATGAAGCGCTTCGAGGGAAAGGCGGTTGGACTGTGCAATGGTCCTGTCATGGCCCGGCCCGGCGAAGACCCAGATCCAGTTCGTGGGCTTGCCGGAGGCGATGACGCGCATTTCGGCAGTATCGCCACTGTCGATTTCTGAGATGTCGAAACTCATGTTGAGTGTCCTTTGTCGGAAGGTCGCGAGGGCAGCGCCGACACACCGCCCTCGCTGGCTGATCAGCGTCGCGTTGCCTGTCGGGGCATCGGGTCAGGACTTGGCCTTTTTCGCCGGATCGGGATTGGCGATGGTCGGCGGCTTGGGCATGGGGGCGGATTTCACCCTTGCCGTCTCGCTCACGCCAATGTTCGGAAGTTCCGAGGCCCGGACGGGAAAGGAAACGCGGTATCCGTCGGCCTCGGCGGCCTTTACGGCGTCGAAAAGTTTGTTGGCGGCCTCACGTACCGCTTTGACGTGATGGGTCATCAGTGGCCTCCTACGAGCTAAGGCTGGTCTGGAAAAGAAGCATGGTGGGGTAATACGCCCCGCCGGTTTCATCCTTGCCGACCAGAGCCGGCGGAATGGAGATCGTCTGGGTTCGGGGCCCGCCCGCATTGGAGAGCGGCGACTTGTCGACCGAGCCGAAGGTGAAGTTCGGAACGTAGAGCGAGATGAAGTCCGCCGGCGCCGTTTCCGGTTCCTGGATGATGACCGAAAGATCGCTCGGCGTTTCATTGAGGAACGCGGTGACGTCGGCGAGGTCTTCGCGGAGCATGCCCAGCTCCATGCCGATCCGGAATGCCCCGAGGAACACGTCCGGTGCATAGGCGCTCGCCACTACCGGATCGGCGGTCGGCTGGGTGTCGAGGGTCAGGCTGAACGAGGTGAGATCGACGATATGGCTGGACCCAATCCGGACATGGGCGTCGATCGCCGCCATGGGCTCGCCCGTCGTGACGCTGGGGGAGGTCAACAGCGGTGCCGAACCGCTGGTCAGGGTTTCGAACTGACCCGTGCCTACCCACGACGGATTGGCCATGAACATGCCGTTCGGCTGCATGGAGAATTCCATGCCGGTGAACTTGCAGTCCGTGAAGATTTCCGAACCGTCGATGGCAAGCTCGTGTTCTTCGATGGTGTAGTACCGCTCGACAAGAGCACCAGCGGCGGGATTGATCAGGGTTCGGCCAGTGATGGTGAACGTGTAGGCAGAGATCGGCCCGGCGGCATCTGTCAGATCGACACCGTCGATACGGGCCACAGTCAGAGCCGTCGCGGTCAGGGCCGTGATGCGCATATTTTTGTTCTGATCGGCGCTGTCCAGCCCCTCGCTTTCGCGGATGATCTGGCCGACGCGCAACCCGGAGGTGATGAACGATCCGCCGGATGCCGTGATGACATTGGAGGAAACTGAAAGCGTCGCGCTCGACATGCCAGCGGTTTCGTCGTCGATCACGGTGTCGGCGGATGAAAACGTACCCCGCATCAGCGATTCCATAATGGTCGGGATGTTGCCGAGCGACAGCTCGGTTTCATGGGAACCTGCGGTCTGCTGCGCACCGTGACGGCCACGGGTGGACATGGCGTCTTGACGGACTTCGGCGCTTTCCGTGACGCTCTTGGTGAGTCGGCCACCCTGCCCCCCGGTCACGCGAAGCTGCGTGCCTCCGGAGCCAGTGGATTGGGTGCCCTTGGCAGATTGAACCTTAAAAGCCACGTAGCCAAGTGCGGACTCTGAATAGGCCAAAGTGACCTCCTATGGTTGGACAAGAAAAAGCCCGCCTAAGCGGGTCAGGTGCGGGCAACGTCGCATTGCCATCGGATTGATATCGGAATCTGCATCAGCGGTTCGTTCGTGTCCGAGATGTCGTTTCCGACCGTCGGCGCCCGCTCGACAAAGACCGTATATCCGTTCGATGTCATGGCGATGCGCGGTGTCGTGAACTTGAAATGTTCCGCGATGTCCCCGCAAATCTCTGTCGCGACCGAAAAGTCCCGGTCCTTTCGGGCGTGCAGCAGGATTTGCAGAATGCCGGTATGCCTGTTCGTTCCGCCGACGCTGCCCGGAAAGGTGATCGGATCGTTCCGGAGTAGCCTGACATCGAGATAATCGGTAGGTTTGCCCGCACTGTCCTGTGGCGGCGTAAATGCCGTGCCTGGTGCGTCCTCTTGCCCATCGGGAAAAGCAATGGGCAGATCAGGCGTCAGCGCAAGGCTCACGACACGCGCCTTCAGCGCTAGCCAAATAGCCGTCTCCGGTGTAGGTGTAGCCACGTGAACAAAACCCCTTCACCAGATGAGCCGTTGAGCGATGAGCAGGTCTATGACCTGATGCACGCGGCCGTGTTGAGTTTCATGAACCGAACGGCAGAGACTGCTCACGGCGCGGACGTTTTAGCCGTGTCGATCAAGCAGCTTCAGCTATTGCAGCAAGCCATGCTCATCATCAGCGACCGGCGCTCTTGCGAGCGACAACCGCCGCCTTGATCTTTGCGGAACTTGCGCGAACGATGCGCTGCCACTTCTGGGCCGCTAGCCGGACAAAGCCATAGCCTTCCTGATTGTACTCGCGACCGAGCTTGTCCTTGCCCTTGAACCCGTATTCCAGCCTTCTGGCGTATGCCGCCGTGAAGCCGAGGTAGATGGTCTGGCCAAGCTTCGACCCAGCGATCAGCAACTCGACCTGTTCGCTGTTCTCGGGATATGTCGCGTTCTCTTCCGGAGTGACTTCTTTGTCGATCTTCGGCATCTCGGTGTTTGACGCCTGCATTGAAGCCCTGAGAAAACCCGTGTCCACTGGCATGTTGCCGCCCGCCGCGCGAGGCTTCTTTACTTCCTCGGAAAGCGTTTGAGCCGAGTCGCGAAACACGGCTTCAAGGCGCTGCTCGCTTTGCCTCACCCACTTGCTGACATCGGCTGAAAACGAGCCTTGATCCGCCATCACTCGACCCCATAGCTGTAGTCGATGCGGTAATCGACATCGCAGCGGCACTGGATTGTTTCGGAGCCATCGGCGCCAAGACTGCGGTCGCCGGGATGAAGCAACTGCATTCCAGACGGGGACGTGAACGGCGCGTTCAATCCTTTGGCGACTTGTCCGTTCAGCGCAGAGTGCGAATGCCTGACCCTTCCGTCACCTGCGGAGCGCCACACCTTATCGACCGCCTCAGGTGGATAGTTGGTCTTTTCGATGCCCTGCAAAAAGCCCTCGCGCTTACCTTCCTGCAAAGCTGTCATCATCTCGGTGCGGGCAATCGCCTCGGCTCGGGTCTGAATAAGGCCGGCTTCGTACCGGCTGAGTATCTTTTCGATTGTCGCGTCTGGAAGGCGCTTGCCCTCTTGAATGGCCTTTTCAATCGTCCGATCAAAGCGCTTGTCCCGAGCTCTACGAGCCATGAACTTGCGCAGTTCCTTTTCAGTGCCGCCAAGCTCAGAGCGAGCGTTGTTGACGTACTGCACCTGATTTGGCGAAAGACCGATCAGCCCGCCGTCCATCTTGCCGGTGACGCGATTGTAGTTGCCAGCGATCTGGCTAACGGTTGAGCGCGGGTTCTTTCCTTCACGCATAGCCGTTTCAAGGATGCCTCGCATCGTCGTGTTTTGCTCAGTCGTGATGCGACCGACGAAATCAGCGCCATAGTTGCGCAGATAGTTTTCAGCCCTTACCGCTCGGCTATCGAAGCGGATTACCGCTCGTGCTCCCGTGTCTGTCGCCAGCGTCGGCATATTTGCAGCCATCGTCTTGCCGCCAGCGGTATAGGCTTCGCGGATCACGTCATCCAAAGGACCAAATGCAGCCCTGTCGATGTTCAACACCCGTAGCGCACCTTCAACGTCGCGCGCTTCAAGCCTCGCAATAAGGTCTTTCATGACAATGCGCGATTTTACGTCCTGCACGCTTTCGAGAAACGCGGCCTGCATCCTCTTGTCGTATTGCGAGAGCAGCGCGTCAAATTGCTGGCGAAGTGTCGGCCGGCGAGCCATCAGCCCCTTCCCTGCACTTCCCAGACCGCGAGCGCCGGATCTGTCTTCACTTCACCGATTATCTGGTACGTTTCCCCGCGAACCGTGACGGCGTCTGTCGTGAGTTGCGGCACGACGCTCAAGCTGTTGGCCAAGATCAGAACCTTGCGGTCGTTAGCCTGCACCAGCGAGTTTGCGATCTGGAAATCGCTGTACTGCTCCACAATTGCCTTGCACGGGTAGTCTGTAGTCGTGTCGCTCACCGGAACCCAAGGCTCATCAGGATCGGGTGTGCCGGGCGTCGTGCGGGTCAGTGTGGCGTCAAGAAAGACGCCCTTCATGCCGCCGTATATGGCTTTAGCGATCGCGCCTGAAAGCGGGGAAGTCATCTCCAAATCCACTGCGGTTTGCCGCCCTGGGAGCCATCAAGGATGGGAACGAGCATCTTGGATACGATGCCATATACTGTCCCGGCCTGCGCCCCGTCTGCATACTCGATCTCGACCGATCCGGCCTTGAGACGCTTGATCAGTCCGCCGCGCGCCTCATCATCGGCCAACGTAGCCGAAACGGCACGCCCGGCCAGTTCGCACGTGGCATCTACAAGCTCTTGAGGAAGCCCGGTGAGCGGGAAGCCGGCATCGTCTAGGGCGTTGGTACGCGGCCAGAGTTTGCCTTGCACGCGCCCTGCCCGGACACCGCGATAATACTGCCCGAACTCAGCATCGAGATAGTCTGTCGCCTCACGAATAGCGCCATCCATATCGTTAACATCAGCCGCCGCGACAGTCGCCGCAAAGGCCGAATGTGGGCGATTGACCCAATAGGCGAGAACTGTCGCACGAGCCGCATATGCGTCAGCGCCCGGTACACCCGAGCCTGTTTCCGGAACCAGTGCCATTATCGGCCCTCATCCATCCATGCGAATTTTTGTTCATTGGCCAAATTGTCGTCATCGTCAAAAATCGCGTAACGTGTCGCTTGAGGAAGCATAGCCGAAATGTTCTTTTTATCTTGATCCGTCAACTCGACCATAATCGGCTTGCCGGGTTCGCACTGAAACCAATCATTACCGACTTTTACCCTCATAAGGTCACTCCACGGTTCACGATCACGTTGCCTTCGATGATGCGAGTAACCACACCTGCCGCGCTCTGGATTTCCAAATCGAAGACGAATTTCTCATCGCGAACGTAGTGCCTCGCACGCTTTTCAGCAGGGATCAGCGCGAGAATATCAACGTCGGTCAGCATATTCTGCGTCTCGGTCGCGGTCATGGCCAGTGTGACCGTTCCGGCCGCGCCGCCAAGCGTGATTGTGCCGCCGTCCGCGTCCGATCCGGTCGAGAGATAGACCGTTGGTGTCTCGGCATCATTCGCCGTGCGCTTGATCGACATGCGGGCCGTGTAACCGGTCAGATCGACTGGCGTGCTGCCGCCATAGGTGTAGACCCACGAAAACGTCTCACCTTGTCGGATGAACAAATCCTGTCGAACTGTGGTCATTTGTTATCCCCATGCAACCGAGGCGATGAAAACGAGAATGAAAATTGCTGCCACGGTGAAAACAGCGCTCCAGATCACTTTACGGCGCACCTAGTCACCACGCGTCAGCCGGTTGTCTTCGCTCTCGATCTGCCAGTTGCGGATGACCTGCCGCTCGCCAGCAACGTTGTCGGGATACGGCGGCATGTTCGGCTGGCGCTGTTCGCCTGATTGTGGCTTGGGATCGTCAGTCATCGTCAGATTAACCCGTTGATGCCTGCCCAACCGAGATAGGCAAGACCGAACAGAATGATCAGCGTTACAATCCCGAGGATTTTGTTCACCGACCCAGACATAGCATGTGATCCTGGAGGCGACTTTTCAGGGCGTGAACCCGATATGCCTCGTGGATACTCGTGAGGCGGGCGCTTAGGCATCGGCCAGCTCCGCCGCGACGTATTCGGCACGCTCGTCTGCGCTCATGGCGTTGAAGGCGTCGGCATCATCCTTGCGAATCTTCTTCACACCGCTAACCTCTACACCATACCGGCAGATCGCATACCAGCCGCGTCCTACATCGCGGGCCTCATAACTGCCGACGATGTAATCAGGCGAAGACGGCGGCGCTTCCTTGTTTTCATCGGCACCGGAAAGCATCTTGTTCTCAGCGGCAGCCGGAATGGCCTTTGCGGCCACAGAGTGCGTCACGTAGCCCTCTTTCTCCAGTCCGGGGACCAAGGCGTCGGGAATGTCAGCAATCGCACCAGCGGTCGCCGTAATGGCGTTGATGCCGTCTTGCGAGTAGGAAAACGGCTTCAGGATTTTGCATTCGGCCATGGGCTATCCAATCACTGCTGTGAAAATTCCGGACTTGGTATCGCCGCCGCTTCCGACCACGATCTTGATCCGGTCATTGGCAGCGACAATTGGCACTTCAGTCAGGCTCGACGCTGCCCCTGTCGTCCCGATGTTCGCCGGAACCACCGGATAAACGGTTTCGCTGGCGTTGATGTCCGTATCGGTCCAAAGGCTTTCGCCAGTCGCCTCAAGCGTGATCGTGAAATCGACGCCATCGGCATAGTCGACCTTGGTGTACTGGACCATGTGGACCGCGCCATGTGGAACGGAAATGTACCCCGTTCCATCACCCTGATCATCGGTTGTGATGGTGACGCTTTCACGTGTGGCGAACATCGGCTGTCCCTTCTGCATCTTCGTCTCGCGCTATGAGCGTATTCAAGACATGAATGGCGCCGCGCAACTGGTGAACAGTCGCGACGGTCTGTTGAAGTTGTTCAGTCAGACCGTCGCGTTCCTTGCGAAGTTCGTCAGCAGAAATCATTATGATGTCAGTGCCGGCGATGCGCAAATCGGGATATAGTAGTCGGTTGCGCCGATCTTGACACGAAGCGAACCGACGCCAGTCACGACCTGCGACAAACCGACGCGCAAAAGCTTGCCGGTGTTGGCGGTCAAACCGTTCAGATCGAACAGATAGCCGCTGGTGTCGAAAGCCGCCGCACCGGCGCCTGAAAGGTTCATGCTCATGAAAGACGAGCGAGTTCCGGTCGCTGCGCCAGTCGGCATGATAACCTCGGCTTCAAACGCAGCGTATGAACCAGACACTGTTCCGGCACCAAGATCAAGCTCGGCACACATGGCGCCACCAAGACCCGTGACGGAGCCAGCCGTGCCAAAATCAAGTTTGGCATTTGCGGCGTTGGCATATGTTCCGAGTTCAACCTCGGTTTCAGTCGTGAAAACAGCGCCATCGATTGACGCGGCGGCGGTTTCGGCCGTCACGGTCGAACCAAGGGTGCCGGCGATATCGAGTGCACCGCCAGAAGCAATGTTGATAGCACCGCCGGAAGCAACTTCTAGGCTGTCGCCACCCTGCGGGAAATAGACTTTAGTGTTGGCAGCCATTGCGGCCTCCTATGGATTTGGAAAAGAGGCGGGACCGAAGCCCCGCCAACTTGTTATCAGGTACGGGCCACCGCAGTACCGATAAGCGTCGGCGGCGCGTGGCGCGGCTTCTGCAGGATGGCATAGACCGAAACGTCGGCGTCGGTGCCGGAGGTTCCAGTCACGGACACGCCGACATAGGGATTGATGCCCTTGTAGCCGAAGCTGCCGATCACGGTGTTGTCGGCATCGTCATCGGTTTCAGACAACGTGACCGTACCGTTGACGGCCTGAGCGGCGGCAACGCTGGCGGCTGCGGACGCGGCGGTCGTGGCCGAGTCCTGAAGTGTGGCAGTGAAGCCTGCCGCCGCTCCGGCATCGGTGATCGTATTGGCGACGACAACAATGGTCGCGGCCTGAAAGCCAGCCATCGAAGCCCACGAGGAAACGGCAGGCGTGGTGCCGGAAAGGGTCAGGTTGCCGAGATGGACAACCTGGGTGTTGTTGAGCATATCGCGCATGGTTGTTTAACTCCTGTGTGCGCTTGAGGGAACGGGGCGGCAGGCTCACCGCCCCGCTTGGTCATTCGAGGATTACGACGCAGCGATCTTCAGCTTGCGCACTGCCTCGGCCAGAACGACCTGCCCGCCGACACGCTTGCGCATGATAAAGCGGACGTTGCCGGACGTGGCCTGAGTGTACGGATCGCGAAGCATTTCCATCGTGATCCGGTCGACCCAGGTATAGGCGCGGCGGAAGTCGCCGTAGGCCACGGGGAACAACCCGGCGCCGATGTCCGGCATATCGGGAAGTTCCATATAAGGATCGCCGTCGATGGTATTCGGGGCCGAAGTCCCGATGCCCGGCGTCCACAGATAGTGACCGTCGCCGCCCTTGAGCTTGCGAACAGCGCCAATCGTGGTGCGGTTCATGACCCAAGTCGCGTTGCGGGCGTATGCTGTCTTGATCGCGTGCTTCAGGCCAAGCAGGCCATCGGCATCGGTCAGGGTCGCGGCCTCGCCTTGCGCGGTGTAGGACACGTCGCCATTGGTCATGAAACCTTCGGGCTTGCCGACACCGGAACCAGTGACGAAAGCCGTGCCCTCGCCGACTGCAAACTGTTCCGAGGACTCGTCCTGGATTTCCATCTGCATGTTGAAGGCGCTGTCTTCGAGCATCGCATTCGAAATGTCGATCAGTGCATAGCCTTCATGCGTCGGAATTTCCTCAAGGCCATAGGCAAGGCCGGTCGTTTCAGAACGGGTGCCATTCTCGGAAACCCACTGCATGGCAAACTGGCCAGTGCGCTTCGGGATTTCCACCGACTTGTTGGCGGTCTGCCGGACGCGGGCAAGTGAGCGAACCGGACTCATCAGGGTTTCGGCCTTGATGATTTCGCGAACCAGTTCGGATGGGGCCAGATAGCCGCCAGCCGTCGCAGTGCCGACGTTCAGGGCCTTCCACTCAGTGTTGACCGAATCGATTGCCTTGCGCTGGGCCTCGGAGAGATTGGCGAAGCCCTCGATATGACCGGAGACAACGGCACGCGCCCAATCGTTGACGCGCTCCTTTTTCTCCGTCTCTGTGCCGGTCGAAGTGCGCTTGAACGCGGTTTCGAGCGCGTCGAAGCTGGCCTGAAGGTCGGCGAGGTTCTTCTTGTTGGCCTCGGCAATCGTCGCCTTCTGGCTCACGTCCTCGAACTTGTCGAGAACGGCGTTGATGCGATTGGTCTTTTCCTCGGTGAGGACATCGGCGGAACCGATCTTTTCGAGTTCCTTCAGGCGTTCGTCATTAGTCGCCTTGAATTCCTCGAACGCGGTCATCACCGCGGCGACGGCTTCCTTGGTGTCGGGCACGGCAGCGTCGCCGCCCTTATCTTCGGTGGTCATTTTGGTGTTCCTTGTGATGGATAGGGTTTAGCTGCGGATCAGTTCCGCTAGCCTGTTGAGAGCGACGATATCGCCCTGATCGTCCCCAGCCTCACGCCGTGCGATCTTCTGAACCACGGACACAAAGTCCCTGGCTTCCTTCTTGCTCAAAGCGCGGTCTGCCTCTCGCAGAAAGCGCTCCGCATCAGAAAGTGACTTGAGAGCGTCAATGGCGCCCTCGAATGATTTGACGCCGGTAACCTCGGCGGATTCCAGCATCGGCAGCGACACGATGGACACTTCCATCAAGTCGACCTTTTCGAGCTTCCGGATTTCCATGTCGCGGTCGTATGTATCTTCGAGCGTCCTGTAGCCAATGCTAAGTCCGTCGATTGCGCCATCCTTGAGCAGCGCATAAGCCTCATCAGCGTCCTGAACGCCTTCAGTGAGGCGCCCAGCGACGAAAAGCCCGTAATCGTCCTCTTTCATCTCGGTCCAGCGGCCAATCGTGCGGCGCGTGTCGTGATGGTAGAACATTTTGGGAAGCTTGCCCTTGTCGCGCCACTTCGCGAGGCTGTCTGAAAACGCCCCGCGCACAACAATATCCCGGCCCTGATCAACCTGACCGAAGACAGATGCATAGCCGGAGAACGTCCGCGTGTCCTGCCCGACTTCCTTGACCTCGAAAGCGAAGTCGAGATGCTTCATTTCGGTCATGTGTTGACCCTTCCAAAGAAAAAGCGCCCCATTTGGAGCGCTTGATTAGTTTATTGCCTGTCTCGCCTAGCCTCATAGAGCCTCGCTACACCGTTCCCGGCATAGTCCCCTCCATGCCTGCCGCGCAAAACCTCAACCGAACTCAGCTTACCGTTCCCTGCCAATCCTAACCTGCCGTAACCGACCTTACCTAGCCGCAGCTAGCCAATCCATAGCACACCTTGCCTGCCGGACCTTACCTTGCCGCAGCCAACCAGGCCCCTGCCCGCCTCGACTGCCTCAACTCGACAGAACCAACCGAACCCGAACCGAACATAACGGGCCTTGACTGCCGGGCCGCACCCATCCGCAAACCACCTAGCCTCGACTTCACTCGCCTAGCCTGCCTCGGCATACCTCAACCTACCATGCCAGTCCCGTCCGCAACGGGCCCCTCCTGCCAAACCACCGGCATGCATAACCCCTACTTGCCTTGAGTGGCCCCTACTTGCCAATCCTGCCCAAAAAAAACCGCGACATACCTTAGCGAAACCTGCCCTGCCATTGGCGCTTATCACGCCGCTTTCTCGGAGTCGATAACATTCATGATCTCGGCAAATTCCTTGAGGTCGTGATACTTGATGCACCATGCGCGCAACTCACGCTTGGCTTTTTCGAGGACGTAATCTCTCGACGACTTGACCGACATGGCATGCGAGACTTCGCGATAGTGCGGTTCCTCGCCACTGCCGGCAACATGCACATAGGCGCGCATCTTGGTCGCCGGCTGATCGTCATGCACATAGATCGCCACGACTGCCCTGATGAGCCCGCGCGCCTGCTGAAGGCGGTATTGACGCGCCGCATCGGTATCGTCCCATTCGAAGAAGGGATGAAGCGGACTGTTCGGGTTCTCTGCATCCTGCAAAATGTCCTCGGGCGTGATTTCGCCCTTGAACTGCTCGCGCAGGAATTCGAGATGTTTACCGACCACATTCGGGTCGGCCTTCGCACCCTTCTGAAACCGGGCGCCTTCGGCAAATTCGAAGCCAGCAATCTTCATCATGCGGCCTCCTGCACTTCCTTGTCAGTCGCAACGTGGAACATGCCGTACTGGCCATCCTTTTCAGGACGCCACTCACCGACGCCAACGGCGAAACCGGCGACGTTGAGCAGGTTGAGGATTTGCGCCTCACTCAACACGTTTCGATTGTACCTGACGCCGATCTTGACGCGCCAGCTAGTGAACTCCGGGCGATACCGAAGATCAGCGGTACCCATGCCGACGCGAACCATGTCCTCGCGCATCGTCGGCTCGCTGCCTTCAATCCTGACGAGATTGACCCGCGACTTCGACCCCTCGAAAGCGCCCTCAATATCGGCATCTTCACCGAGAATGTGGAACGCCTGTCGGGCCTGAATTTTGGTCAGCCCGGCAACGGAAGTTCCTGCCGTCACGGCGGCACCCTTGAACGCTACGGACGGAAAACCGTATCCGCCATCGTCCATGCGATACATGCTCGCTTCGAAGTCGGCCTTCGGGTCTTTCGGCTCCTTCGCCGATTTGGCCTTCTTCATCTGCTTGTCGAGCATTTCCTTCTTGGCCTTCTCAGACCATGCGTGAACGATGAGCGGGCTGTCCCCGATCAGCGTCACTTCCATGTAGCCGATGTTCAATGCGGGAAGCTCGATCCCGACGTTTTCCTTTTTGGCAATTGCCATCTGACGGTTCCTTTTTGCTCGCTGCGCCCAAACGCCGACCCTTCGGCAATGCGCTTTGCGTTTACAAAAATGAACCTAGCGGTTACAGTGGTGCCCGTCAACGCTAAAAATGACCGACAGGGTTATTATGTTCCCCGAAGGGGCAAGCCGATGCTACAAACTGATCTCATGATCGAACCGTCCCAGATTCGTGCTGCCCGTGCCCTGATCGGCTGGAAACAGACCGATCTCGCGAAGGCATCCGGCATCTCCGAAATGTCGGTCAAGAATATCGAGCGCGGAGTGACAGACCCGAGGGCAAGCACATTGCGAGCACTCCAGTCTGCCCTCGAAGCTGCCGGCGTTGTGTTCCTCGATACCGGCACTAATCGAGACGGAGGACCTGGCGTTAGGATGCGGTAGCTTTCGGTTCATCCTTTGCGTCCTGTGTCTGATCCGTCAGCAAAGCCGCTGCAACGTCCTCGGCATCGTCCGACAGGTCAGGCGCGTTGAGTAGCCAGTCCTCGA